AGATTTCCAAATCCCGTTTCACTGTGGTCTTGAATTCAGTGAAGATAGGAGCGTGAGTTGGGTTTTCTAAATCAAATAAACGTTTTACTGTTTTAAAGATATCAATGTTTTCTTCTTGTGTTCTAGTAGATGTGACCATTTCCCATCCTTTACCAGTCATTTTTTCTTTATTAGTTTTACGTTTAGAAGATTTTAACCAAAGAATACCATAGTTATCTACTGTTTTACCAAAACATTCCTCATAACATTTACCGTAAACAGCAGTCTGTAATTCGTAAGTAGGCTGGATATGGTTTGAAGTTTTAAAGTCAATCAACCAAAGTTTATCTTCAATTTCAACAATCAAATCACAAGTGCCTGCTACTTTTAGTTCATCTGAAAATAAATGTACTTCTGCTTCAATCAATTTAGGATTATATGTTTCCCAAAAATCAACAAAACGTAAGAACATTTGCCATACATCAGGACTGTATTGAGGATTACCATACTGATTCATAAAATTCATTTCTTTACCTTCAAGGTATTCCTCAATCATTTCGTGAACGGCTGTTCCTTCTTCACCTGCTTTTTTAACAATGTGTTCAGCAGAGTAACCTACTTTTTTAAGCCAGTCTTCAAAAAACTTACCTTTAGGATAATAACCTAAAACATAAGTAATTGAAGGATAGTATTCACCATTTCGTCTGTAATAACGAGAGTCTGGTAATGTTATTTGTTTAGCATCATCTGATACTTCTAGGATTCTATTGTAAGATTTTTTTATTTTACTCATAAAAATAATTTTTTCCCAAGTAAACCTGAGAGTGTTAAGGGGTAAGTTTCTGTAATTGTATCTATAAAAGTTTTAAAACCCATTTCACTTGGGTCCTTATCTTGCATATCTACAAGGTATACTTCTTTACCCTCATTCATAAGTTGCTCACAAAACGATAAGGCTTGTTTTTGAGCATCTTTATCAAGGGCAATATATATTTTATCAACAGAAGATTTAACAATCTTCCTCATTAGTTTAGACTGTATATTTTTGCCTAATAACGGTATAACATTCCTTTTAATAGCGATGGCGTCAAATGGTCCTTCGCATAATATAAACGGTAAATCCCAATTAATAAACAACTCAAACGGTATGATGTCACGTGAGACAGATGGGTTCTTATATTTTACTTTGGCTTCTTTTTCAAATGAACGACCTGTAAAATAATTCAATATTCCATTTTCATCATATGAAGGAATAATAACCATGTTTTTATATGGTCCTGATTCGCAATAACCAATATTGTATTTAAGTATATCTTCTTCAGTTATGTTTCTTGATTTAATATAAGTTAAGGCATGTCTACCAATAATATCTGATTTCTGAATATTAAGTAATGGTTTAAACTCTTTAGGTAAATTAAGTTTTTCTGTAACTACTGTTTCTTTATCTGCTGTCTCAGTTTTAATAATAGACCTTAACTCTAATAATGCTTCAGGAGATGCTTTAACTTGTTTAAATAATTGATGGATTTTTTTACCACGCTTATCACACACCCAACAATGCCAAGGATTTTCACCCTTTTTATTTTCAGTCATGTTAACCTCTAACTTTGGCTTATGGTGATTACAAAACGGACAATGATAGGCAAAATTTCCTTTTGATGTCTGTTTACCAGTTCCTAATACAGAGTTAATTAAAGCAATCAGTGGTTGATTGAGCATAACCATAATATAATAAGAACTACTTGGATTGCCAAGTTAAATAAAATCTTTGGAATAAAATTTTCCTAAAATATTATCATTAAAATATTCTAGGGGGTATTCTAACACCCCATATTTAAATAAGTACTTACATTCATAGTAAGTAAGAAGTTTTTTATTAGGAACCAATTGTAAAATCTCACGGGTAAATTCCTCTTGTTTACCTCCTTTTATGAGTTCCATAATTGGTTTAGCAGATCCATAATAGGTTTTCCAGTCTGATTCCTTTACTACCACCCGAGTGGCTGACTTCCTGCCTGGTCCTGTTTGTTCTGCTAGTTCCTTTTTTGTTAGTTTTTTCTTTATATTGTGGAATAATGATTTTTTACCAATATATGATATTCCGGTTGGATTATGAGTCACAATATAAACAAAACCAAATGTTCCTTGAGGCATATCCTCAATTGAGCTAATAACTTGTTCATTGTATAACCACATAATTTATCTATCTATGTTTATAAGTATTGTAGTATCTGTTGTAGGCGATAAAGGTAGCGGTTGTGATAACTTTCCTATTGCTAATAATTGTTGTTGTTCATTGTATAAACCTACAGTTGTCACATAAGGTTGAAAATAAGAACTAGTAGCAAAAGGTAATAAGTATTGTCCTGGAGTAAAAAATGTTCCAATTGAACTTGAATTAGCTGTGCTACCTGAAGTTATGGTTGGGTTTTGACTAAAATTAAATTCATTTTCTCTAATTGAACACTTATATTGAGTTTCAAAAATAGTAAGTGAGGATGAAAATGAACAAGTAACATTAGAAGAATTAACTAAATTATTAATAATACTAGCATCTGAAGCTCCGTAAACTGAAGAACCATAAATCGCTGTCCCATAAACATCACCACTAGGTTGAGAATCACTAGTTATAATAGCTATTCCATGGTAATAGAATATATTACCACAAATTTCTCCTGTGGTTTGAAATATTAAATTTCCTTCACCATCATCATAAACTGAACCACTTTCAGCTGTCCATCTAAATGAATTAGGGGCTATGTGATTACCATATAATTTTGAGGGGACAGATAATACTCCTATTGTAGAATCTATATTTTGAGGTAAATAATGCTCAAAAGTTAAATCTGTTTGGGGGTAATTATAATAACGACCAGCAGATGAGGTTGGACCTACTAAAACATCACTAGCAGGAGTAGATCCAGGAACTAAACTAGCAGTTACTAAAGGTGAACCTAAACTAGCTGTTGAATTTAAAAAATTTGAATAGTATAGGTGTTTAATAGAATCATAAACTAGTCTTTGATATTGAATTCCACTTTGACCTGTTGTTGGGTCAGTTAAAGGATTAAATAAAGAACTAGTACATAAACCTAAAAGTCTATCAATACCTACATCTGAACCTGTTAAAGCCGCAGACCCTCTAAAATTAAACGATTTGTTTAATTCAAGCGGAGTAACTACTATATCCGATGCTAGAAACTGTTTGTAGGCACCCATTCATTTTAGAAATCAAGTTTAACTCTTACAAGAGCTTCTTTAGTAAAATCTTTTGGTAAAGGTCTTGACAATTTAGCAACTGCTAATAATTCATTTGTATCATTATATAATCCAATAGTTGTAATATAGGTTTGAGGATTATTAATAAATTGAGGGTATAAAACCTCACCAGTTGAACCTGAAATAAATGAAGGATTTTCTGAGTAGTTAAATTGTGAACTCTTAGGTCTTACAAACACATAATCTGAAGTAATTGTTTCTTGAGAGTTAATTGTGAATGATGAAGCACCTGAACCTGATAATGCTTGATATAAAGAAGTATTTGGGGTAACAACTATAGAGCCTGTAGCTGAAGCTGATCCACTATATACAAAATTAATACCTCCACTTCCTGAAGGTTGAGCTAATGCTAAAGGATTTAAAATAATAGTTCCAATGTCTGGTAATAACCAACCATAAGATCCTGAAGTAGCTGAATATCCATCAACTGTATTTCTAGAGGTAATTGTTGCTCTAGTTCCAGCTGATCCTGTGATTAATTGAAATATTCTACCAGCAGCTCCATATTGAACTGTTGTTACATAATTACTATTGTCTGTTAAAGAAATAGTACCTTCACTACCTGATAACTTCAAAGTTAAGGAACCTAAGAATAAGGCTTCTTTGTAACAAGTTCTTTCTAAAGGTAAAGCAAAGAATTGTGATGATGTAATAGCTCCAAAAGTAAAGTTAGTATTTTCATCTCCAATAACTAAATCTTGCCATTGACCAAATACAGTTCCTGTAGGTGATTTACCATTAACAGCATTATCATAGTTAGCACTACCACTACCATTAGCATTACCAAAAGCGATAGCAAATTGAACTGCTGAGCCAGATAAAGCTGAAGATGTTTGGTAAACATTTAAATAATAAGCTCCAGAACTACCACCTGCTTGAGTAGATGATGTAAAGAAAGTTATTAATGTAGGAGCTCCTGTTGTCCAGGCTGTAGCTGAAATGGCATCAGAGCTAACTATAAAATCATCGGGTGTGAATCTTTCAAAAGACATTTTTTATTTTTTAATTTTGAGTTACTGTTACAGGAATAGTTACACTAGCTCCACTATCTCTACCTGTGATAGTTAAAGTAGCTTGTAATTGACTGGTTGAACTAAATAATGTATTTACAGTAGTTGCAATCATATTAATAGTTGTACCAACTACTGTTCTTGATACTGAAGTACCAATTGTAGTTGTTTGGTTGGCTAAATTAAGAGCTTGAACATCTGGAGTGTTAATACCTACACCTTGGAAAGTAGATAATAATCTAATATCAGAAATAGTAGCTGTATAACCAGAAGATTCAACTACTGTTCCTCCTAAATAATTTAATGTTTGAGGATTAATTGCTAATGAAGCACCTTGTTTTAAAGTGATTGAAGAATATCCAACATTAAGAATAGGCATAACAGCTGTTCCTCTAGGCAATGTAACAAGCTTGTATTTCATAGTTTGAGTAGCTTGAGGAAATGCCTCTAATAAAGGCATATTTTCAATTGCTTGTCCATAATAAGCAGAACCTGATGGATGGGTTGGGTTATACAAAGTATAATCAATTTCATCATCAGCTAAAGCGAATTGAGTGATTCTGAATTGGCCATTTTGTTGAGCTAACAATTGGCGTCCTACATCAGTTAAGATAGCGTCTACTGTTACTACGGTATTATTTAAATATCCCATTTGTTATTTTTATTATAAATATATAAGTTTATTAAATTTTAATTATAAAGTTTTAAAGTATCCTGCATTTTGTGCTAGTTCTATAAAAGATCCAGTAAAGTAAGGATTAAAATTACCTGGTATGATAATTCCATCATTACTTGATTGTGATAAGTTAAGGAAATAACTGTCAAGAGTCACGCTAAATGCACTTTGTGTTATAGGGTAATTATTACCTGGTCCATAAAATCCAGCTGGTATTTCTACTGGGTATTGGCTTCCTGTAAGAATACTACCTGTAGACACTGTAGGGAATAAAACTGTAGCTAATGAGCCTGAAAGGAACATATCTTCAACAGTACCTAATTGAGTATCACTACTATTGATTACAGTAGATTTTCCATTAATATCAATTATAGCAAACAAATTAACTACACCTAAAGGACTAGGGATGCGTGTTTTTGGTTCAATATATTTAAAATATCCAAAATACTCTACATAAGTTTCCGCGGCTGATCTTGAAGCATAGGTTGTTAATTTACAACCATTGTATCTAGGATTAGTTATTCTAGCTGTAGAATAATTAGAATCAGGAACAGCAGCTTTAGTAGCGCTTCCACTTAAAATAGATTGTTCATTAATTGCTATAATTTGTTCACCTCCAAAGTCAACAGCCATGTATTTAGAACTAGGTCTAGGTACTTGGGCATCTCCAGACACAACTAAACAATCTGGTTCAATATAAGCCTCATATATAGTAAAGTTGGTTAAGGTTGGAGTTGATGGATTAATAATGTTTTGATCTAATCCTACAAAATAAAGAGGAACATTAAATGTAGTTGGGTTTGTTCCTAATGAAGCATTAGAAAATTGATTTCCTAAAACATTACTAATTTCTAACTGAGTGATAGTAACTGATGCTCCTGGTGCTAAAGTATCATTATCATAAATGACATAATCAGTTCCATTTTCATCAAAATAAAATATTCTTCCTCCTCCAGTACCTGATGCTCCAGCATCATTGCTTAAAGTGAATGAAATATAATATGTTTTTTCTACATTAAGTCTATAACTTGTAAAAGGATAAGTACCAGCTAATACTTTAGGTAATGGAAGTGAGGCAGTACTATATACTTGAATTATTTCTACATTGCAATCACTTAATAATCCTGTTGTAGCTACTATATTTGAACCGCTTAATTCACCATTAAAGAATTCTAATTGTGCTGATTCGGTAAAAGGAACAGAGCCGCTTAAAGACGGAGTAGACCCATACCATACTTGGTTTACATTTACTGCTCCTGGATAAGTGAATACTGAGGAAGTTTGTCCAAATAATTCAGGCATTGAACCACCATTTGTTCCTTCAATATTTCCAACATCAATAGATCCAGTAATAGTTTGGTCTTCAACTACATAAGGAATATTAGTTGAGCCACTACCTATAAAAGCAATAGAAGATGAAGGTGTTACTTGAGGTACACGATATCTATTTCTATCTAATAATGTATTTTTAATAACAATACCTGCTGCTAAACTAGCTCTAGCCGGAGTAAAGTCTTGTAATAATTTGAATAATGAGTTATCAAAAAATTTAATTAATCTAATGTAATCATTCCAATCATAGTTAGATTCATATTTTTCAAAATAAGCATAACTTAAATCTTCTAAATCAGGATAATAATCTAAAGATGAAGATTGAAATCTAGGATCTCCAATTACATCACCAATGTTAAAATAACCAAATTGAGAATTTATATCTTCATTAATTTCATTTTGAGGTGAAAAAGCTATTTCAACATAATCAATATCTCTAGTATAACTTTCACTAGCTGGAAATTGTTGTTGAATAGATCTAAAAGGAGATAAAACGTTAGCATCAGGAACGTTAGCTAAACTACTACTATAAGGTAAAACAGTATTTCCTGTTTTTATCTTTTGAGATATAGCATTTTGAATACCTGCTGGTACTTGATCAAAATAGAATACTTCAGTGTTAGGAACCCAAGAATAACTTCCACTAAAATTAAAAACACTATTTGAAGCAAAAGATGATGTAGCAACCCAAGAACCTGTTACTTTAGGATGGATTGAATTTGAACCAGTGTATAGTTCTCCTCCTAATGAAGCTCTAAATGCTAAGAATTCACTTGACTCAATAGAGTAAGGATTCATAACATAAGAATCAAAATTATCTTTAGTTATTGGTTGAGAATAATATCTAATTTCTTGGAACGAACCAGTAAATAAAGGAGTAGCATTAAATACCTCTCTACCAAAATATATAGTGTTTGTAGCATTCCAAATTGTTTGGGCAGCGGTCACTGAAGATGAGGCTTGGAAACTAACTGTGTTTCCATCTTCTCCATCATAATTTTTGTTAGCAGCATATAAAGTAAAGCCTGTAGTACTGTCTGTATTTACTAAGACTGACCACCATCCTCCATCATAAAAAGGTAAATAAATACTAGATGAAATTGTTGGGTTATTTCTATCAGGAACAAAATCTAATATAGCATACTCATTATAAGGACTAGGGATTGAACCTGAGTAAGAGGCACTTATATATCCTGAGCCAGTATACCTTAAAGATAAAATACTTTGTTCAAGAACTAATCCTATTGCTTCAAATAAAGTTACATTACTAATTGAAGCTGTATTAGTTGGTAAACCATCTGTTTTAAATCTAAATTCAACAGCTCTAGGAACATCACCTGTAGCTCCCCATAATGTGTTTAATTCAAATGATGAACTTATATAAGATGAACCACTAGTATAGAATGAATAATTATATTCATCTTGCCAGTTATCATAGCTATTTATATTTTTATCTTTACCTCCAAACTCATTAATTCTTAAAACAGTATCAGGGATACCATAAGTAGTAATTAAATCTCTTAAACCTGCTACTGATCCTTTTTTCTTTAATAATAAAGGTAAGTTATGATAAATACGTTTATATGTTTCTTTATTTATATCATCTGTAGGGTATAAAGATGAGGTAGAAGAAGCAGTAACATAATTTGTTATATAATCAAGGAAAGAATCAGAAGGTACAGGGTATTGAGTTGTTGTATAAGGTAAATTATATAAACTACCTGATGGAGTTATACCTAATAAAGCTTGATATAAATCATTAGATGAGAAATTATTTTGATATATTGTTATACCAGCATCTCTTAAAATATCAGCTACTAAATCTTTTGAAACACCATAATTTAATCTATTATCAGCGTCAAATTTAGTAGTAATGTTTTGTAAATATAGGAAAACATTATCAAACATTTGACCTATCATCTCAACAAATAACTCATAATTAGCATTTTCACTATCCTCTCTAATGTAAGAAGGTATAGCTAAAACTAAAGCATTGTTATTTTCAAGGTCATATTCTTCAGCTACTAATGATTGGGTAGCTAAAAAGTTTAAACCAGCTGTTGAAGTAGTTGAAACATTTATATATGGTGGGTTACTATTTGTTTTAGGCCAAGATGTAGATCCTGAAGTATAGTAAAGATAATATTCATATGAGTCAAAAGTAGTAATAATTTCATCAATTTTATTTTGATAAACTATATTACTTGAAGAAACATAATAAGAACCACTTGAAGGAATGTTTGATAAACTAGCACTATATGTGTATTCTTCTAATAATCCTAATTTATAATAAAAATTTTCTAATCTAGTTAAAGCAGAAGAAAAATGTATAAAGTTAGAATATTCAGAATAATCAACATTAATGTTTATTCCTGTTTGAGCTAAAATATTATTTAATTGGTAGTTAAAACTACCTGTTCCCTGGCTATAAGAACTAGTAGCATTTTTTAAATTACTATAGTTAATATAATCAGTTGAATTGTTTATTTGATCTGATAAGCTTAAATTATAGTTAGGACCTTTTAAATAAACATTGTTATCTAAATTATCAAAAACATAATTAATATCAATGTTATAAGCTATAGAGTTAGCTGTTTGAGTAACAACCCAACATTGAGTTTGTAATGGAAATAAAGATGGTAATGGTTCATATAACTTAATTAACACTGTAGGGTTATCAATACTTGAAGTATCAAGTAAAGCATTAACAGCAATTAATAAATTATTATCTCCAAAATCTAAATAAAAATCATAATAACTTCCTGTAGTAGTATTAATACTATTTATTAATTCTAATGAAGAAGAAATTACCTGTTGATTAGGTATAATTGTAGTATCTAATCTTACTTCAGTACCGTCTGAACTTATTTCTGAAATAAAATAAGGGAAAGTAGGTGATGATGAAAGTTTAGGGCTTACAAAATTATAGACAGTATTATATTGTCCATTATTAAATCCTTGTTGAGTTAAATCTTGTACAGGATCAAGGGTTAAGGTGTTATTAACTAATGAATAGTTAGGATAACCATTAACATTACTATAAACTATTTGACCATTTAAATCATAAATAAAATACTCAACTTTATCTATAGATGGATTAAATGAAGTTTCTACCTCAAAGGAAGCAATAAGAGAACTATCTTCAACAGAATATGTTTGAAGTTCAAATGTTTCAGGGTTAATTGAATTGATATTTACTATTCTATTCATTTTATATTGGTAGACTTCCTGTTAAAATTTGTTGTTGTAGGTCTAAGTTTTCTTGTCTTAATTGAGTTATTTCATCAATTAAAGCTTGTATAGTACCATCATCAGCTTGATTACCACCTATGTAACCTTGGCTCGTTTGTATAAGGTACTCATGAGAATTTACACTTCCAAATTTAGGTATTTGGAAAAATATTTCTTGATAATTTTGAAAAAATTCTGCTACTGTTATAGCAGGTATTGAGGTAGGAGCTACTGGTGGTGGTTGAACTAATTGAGTAAAAGAAGTATCAATAACCCTTTCATATTGGGGTTTTACATATACTTGTTTATTTAATTGTATAGTTTCAGACATTATCCATTAATAACTTTAAAGTAATATTGATTGTTAAATACTATTGTTGAACCATTTAAAGTAGTTTTAATTAAAATGTTATAATATCTTTCAGGTTGTAAGAAATCCATATAAACATCAAAATAACTTGAAGTAGCATCCGCACTAATCTGAGTATAGCTATTATCAAAATCAACTATATATTCATTAGTTTCTAAATCTTTAATAGCCCAAGTTGATGAACCTGAAGGTAAATAGAAATTGTTTGTATATACTGAAGATGTTTGCCATAATTGAATTGGGTATTCAGGACGAGCAGTAACTCTAAATCTGTTTATACTCTGGCTATAGAAAACACCAGGATTATCTGCTAAGTTAATTGTAGCAGGAAGTGTATTTAATATTGTTTGAGTTGATGACCCTGTATTCCAAGAAAAATCAAACCAACTAATTTGTAAAGCTGGAGGGTAAATAGTATTAGTATCAACAGAATAATATTTTAATTCCGGTTGATAGTTTTTATTATTAACAAATTCTTGTCTTTGTTTTAATAAGAAACCATGGTTAGGTAATTTTGTAAGAGGTACAGACCCAGAACCTGTTGTCCAAGCTCTAAGAGTGTTAGTTACATTTAAATTAAGATCTTTATCTGTTCTATAACTAAAAGTTACAGACGCTGTATATTGAGATCCTGTATACCAAGTGCCTCCTCCTGAAGGAACAGAAGATGTAAATGATGATGTAGCACCAGCAACTGGAGGAATAATCCATTGATTGCTACCTGAGTAGTCAGCCCAGATCCAACTAGCACCATCTGTTGAAATAGGATCATCTAAGTAACGTCCTGTACCCATTCCCCATTCTTGGGCAGCAGGGAAACAATCAACTGAAGTAGTAATATTTAATCCTGTGACTGTAGAAACCCAACATTGTAATATAGCATTCCAACTTCCGCTTTGATAGATATTATCAGGCATTGGGTCAAAAGCAGCTGTTATGTCTTCATCAGCAAATTTAATTAAAAATCTACTTGTTTGGGGGTTAGGATCAGAATAAGCAAAAGTTGTAAGAGTAGCTTCAACTATCTCATCTAACCCTGTATTCATATTAGGGAATAAAGAGTATAATGTTGTGTCTTTTTCGGGGAATATTTTTAATACAGCCATTTCGTTTTATTATAAAGGTACTACTCTTCCTTGGATGTCCTGGTTAGGGTATTTTACTTCAAATATAGACGGGTCTAATGAGGGATAAACCACATTATCTGCTGTGGCTCCGTTTATATCATAAGCGTATTTGCTATACCCTAAACTTTCTCCTACTAAATTAGTAATGTTAATTGTCTTAACAGTTTGTACACCTTCAATTCTATCTAAAAGAATATAAATGTCTCTTAAAACAATAGGTTGATTAATTTGCCATCTATCAATAGCAAAATATTCTTGTAAAGCTAAGATACATCTTGTTAATACTTCATTACTATTAAAGTTAGGTAAAACAATAATATCAAAATTTACTCCAATATTAATAATAAAGGCATCTTTAATTGTTACAGAATCATTTACCATTCTATATTGAGAAAGATAAGTTATAACATTCTGTTTTAAAGCTAAAGAAGTAGTTGTTAGTTGGTTATTTACATTGTATGATAAAATATATAAATCCAATACTGATTGAGACTCACCAGCTGAAATAGATTGTGCTTTAGTAGGCTCAATATATGCTTTAGAAACAACTCCATATCTAGCAGGCATTGAAAGTGCTCTTACTAAATAATCATTTTGAGTTACGTTACGTAATTGAGTAGCAAAATTAGCTGAAGAGTTTTGTCTAATTTCTTCAATTGTATCTCCATCACCACCTCCATCAGCGGCCGCTGGATTAGTAACTGCTAAACTAGCAAATACATAATTAGCAGTGTCAGTTGCTAAACCTGTGTTTAAGAAAGTAATGGTAGAGTTTAAAGTGGCTAAATCATTAGCCGGTACGTTTGCTTCTACTCCTCCGCCTGTTAGATATCTAACATTTAAAGTTGTCTGGGAAGGGGCTATACCATATGTTTTAGTAAATAAGAAATTTTCAGGTGAATAAGCAGTTGTTAATTTATCTTGTTCAAAAGGTAAACCAATACCTACATTGTTTGGATTTGGAGTGATTTCCTCATCTGTATCATCTGCTGTACCTGCTCCAAATTGTAATTGTAAAGATCCAGTATTAATAACACGAGTAGCAAATCTACGTTGGATTTTTTCTAATTTTAAAATATAAGGAGTATCACCAGCATATTGAGATAAATTAGGGTCATTAACATTTGTATTTTTAATAGAATTAAAAATCATTTCTTGACCTAAATAATCTACTTCATACCATTCATTTCCATCAGTATCAATAATATCCAAAATACCAATAATTTTATCATCATTAATGTCTACAGTTGAAAATTGAACTGGAGCACCAAAACTAAAAGGTACAGTGTTTATGTTAGCAGATATTGCTTTTCTTGATTTCTTTAAAAGAAAATATAAAGGAGTACCACTTCCATCAACTTCATAGACTGTAATTTCAGTTGGGTCACCTGAACTTGAGACTGAAAAGTCTACAGGATCTTCAATTAGAAAAGATATAGATGCATTAGAAGTTGAGGTCACATTTGAATTCGCGGGTACAAAAAGGGAATAACTAAAATCAGGTACTCGACTTGATGTAGGTCCAGTAGCTGGTATTTGTTGATAAAAATCAACAATAGTAGTAGCTACTTGAGTTACATTAGGCTTATAACCAAACATATAAGCTAACTCATACAAATTATTAGGTTGTCTAGCGTATTGTAAAAAGTTTTCTTGGATTTGGTTATCCATATAGAAAGATAAAACATCACCAACATAAGCGGCCATTTCCATAAACATCATACCTGGTGAGGTAGGACTAAAGTCTGTATATGTGTTTGGGAAATAAGTTTTAGCATAGTCAATAAGACTAGCTCTTAATTCTGTAAAATCTTTATTTATGTATTGTATGTTTTTTTTATTAGCCATTATGTAAAGGTAATATTAATGTTATCAGATATACCAGTGTCAATTACATTGTATGTTAATTCAATATTCACTTGGTTAAGGTCATTAATAGAGTCAATATTTAAACTTGCTACATTAACATTAGGAAAATAAGTACTTAATTGTTGTTGTATATTTTGTTTTAAACTTTCTAAATTTCCAACAGCAATTTGTTGAAAAATAAAAGCTCTTAAATTGGCTCCAAAAGTAGGATTTAAATATCTTTCGGTTTGGTTAGTCAAAAAGAAATTAATTAAGTTATTCTTAATAGCTTCTTTAGTAGTGTATGTTGAACGAAAAACAGCAGGAGCATTAAAAGGTAGAGCCACCCCAACAGCAGTGCCAGGTTTTAAGTCTACAGGAAATATTTTTTTAGCTCCAAACGCCATTATTTATTTAATAAATTCATTATTTGATCTAATCCAACACTACCTTCAGGTAAAGCCCCATTAGGATCTACAGACTGAGGTTTAAATTCACCAGCATAAGCTGAAGTAGCTGCTCCACCAACTTGCATTTCTTCTAAAATACCTCCAAACATTGCTTGTCTTTCTTGAGGTGTTAGTTGTTTTGGTTTTGAAAGATGAGGTTGAGCATAAGTATCTCTAATTGACTCTGTAACAATTGTCTTAGGAGCACGAACAGCTTCCAATAGAATATCTTTCAATTCTTCTTGAATAGCTTCCTTTACTGCTTCTTTGATCATTTTTTTAAAATCTGATGGTTTCATTGTTTATAAATATTAAATGTTTCTAGTTTCTATAAAAATCCATTTACTACCATCCCAATCATATACATCTTCAACAGAACCATTATCTCGAACATCATATCCTTTTTCACCAACATATTTACCTAAATAACCTAAAGGAGTAGGATCACCTGTAGGGGTAGTTGATGTAGAAGAAGTTGTAGATGGTAATTCAATAGTTGTAGAGGTTATAGAGGTTACAGATTGTGGTGGTGGTATCTCTGCAAATAAATTATTGTTATCAATTATTAGTTTTAACTCATTAATTAATGTTAAATCATTTGTTGTAAATGATAAATCACTAGCTACCAATTTGATACCTTGAGAATTTTTACCAATTGCTCTTCTACGGTTAACTGTAGGAGTAAAAGGTACTATTTCAATCTCAATTATGAATCCTTTATAAGTTGTTTGGTTTTGTGTCTGGTTAGCTTGTCTTTGTGAGTCTGCTATACTATTAATTTCTGGGGTTGTAGGTATTAAATTAGAAAATTTATCACAAGATAAAATAAAAGCATCAATTAATGATAAGGTATTAACAGCTGTTAAAACATATGAACCAACAATAGAAATAGATAAAGCTGAACTACTTATTACTCCTTGTAATTTAGCTAATTTAGAATTACCATATTGGTCAAATGTTGTTTTTCTAATAAATGTTTGAATATCATTTAAAGCAGCAGGTACAGCTCCAGGTACAGTAGGTAAAAATTTAGAAGCAGTAGACACACCAACAGCGGCTATATCTACAGCTGTTAGAATAGGAATAATAACACCTAAAAAATTAGATATACCTGTTATGGCTGTTCCTGTTTGATTTATTCTTACACCTATATTATTTAGTTGATCAGTAATATTGTTTCTTTGATCAATTAATTCAGTTAAATTTACTCCAGCTGGGCATACATTAGGATCTTGAATATATTTATTGATTAAATTTTCTAAAGAAGGTTGTATAATTTGAGGGATTTGAGAACCTAAAGTAAATAAAATTGAAGATAACTTAGCAGCTCCTTTAGGTTTTTGATCTTCAGGAGTTGACTTTTGAATTTGATTTGTTTCCACAGATTTTTGATTAGCCGATAAAGTTTGTTTTTCAGCGGCTGCTGCTTCTTCTTGTCTTTGTTGTTCTAATTCAATAGGAGTAGCCATTATACTGTGTAGTTATATTTAGATTTTAAGTTATTTAAATTAGATTGTAAAGAATCTAACACACCATTTAATTGTAAAGCAGCAGTGTTTAAAGGAGCTAAAGGAGTACCTGGAGGAGTGGAAACTAAAGTGGAACAAATAGTAGAGAATGCTTGAATATTTTCTATTAATTGATTTAGTAAGTTTACTGTTTGATTACCTAATAATAAAGGTTCATTAGCATTTTTGGAACCTAAAAATATATTTTGAGATTGAATAGTTACTATGGGTGTATCAATGTTAACTCCTAAAACAGCATTTAAATTTATAGTTTTATTAGAACTTAATAAAATATGATCTAATGATGAATTAAACACTAATCGACCTGAGGAGATTATAATTTGTTTTCCAATGTATTGGTCTGGTTGTTCAGGGGTGTTTTTTTTGTAACTAAAATAATTTGAACTAGCTGTTTTTAAAGGTATTTTTTGAGTACTAGTTAAATAAATAGAAGCATCATCATTATTAATATCTTCAGTAATAGGTATCCATCCTTCTTCAGTTTGAGTACCTTGACCATTTCTAAAAATAATTATAGGATCTCCAGATGTACTTTTTCCTTTTGACCAATTATTTAAAGCATCAGGTATAATTCCTGCTATTTTTCTTTTATTAGTAGAACCAAATCGTATACTATTACCCCATCTACCTTCATAAATTATATCACCTTCAAAAGGTAATAATGGATGGATATTTGAACGTTCTATAAAAGTACTACCTAAATCTATTTCTGTAGATTGATCTGTTACTCTTCTAACATTACCTACTTGTGTTTGAATATAATCTTTTTGTTGAGATTGAGGTAATTTTTCTGGATTTGAAGGAAAAGCATTATGGTGTGGATGATTCCATAATGAGGCAGGACAAATATAATAATCTGAAGTATTAGTTGTTATACCTCCTTTATCAGGGGTACCATTTAAACTAGTATCAGGTAAAGTTACAATCCAAATAATTTCTTCTAAGACAGGTAATTGTTTTATATTACTAAAATAAGGTCTAGCAAAAGCTGTTTTAGAAGCTGGTAATGTTATATCTTGATATTCAATTACACCTAAAGCATTCCATTCACCAAATTTTTTAAATTTAGGATGATTATTATCTAAAATAATACTTTTTACTCTACCCGCTTTAAAGGAAGCAGGGGAAGCAGTAAGACCATTAGGAGACTGGGAAGCTATAGTGTTAACACTAGATATAATATTATTAGTATTAGCTTTTAACCCGTAAGCCATTATTTATCTCCTTTTAACTCGTTCATAGCAGCTATTAACTGCTCTTTTTCTTCATCAGAAATAGTTAAAGCTCCTTCAGCAGTTTGAGTATTCATAGCTCGTTGAGCTAGGGCTGCCATCTTAATTAATAAATCATCATTTTTAACACTTATCTCCATATATTCCTTAATTAAAGGAACAACTAATGTTGCGTCACCAATATCAGAGATAAGTGGTTTTAATTCAGAGATTAAAGCAGAAACCTGTTGATCTTTTTTCTTTTGATTGTTATAGATTTCCTCTAAAACATCAGAGAATTTTTTATTTTTAAAAATTATGTTATCAAATTGTGACATAAATATACATTTAGTTTCTTATAAATATGAAAACTAAAACTTTGTATATCCGTGTTC